GATCAAACAGTATCGACCTGTGACCTAGGGCGCGGGGGCCTGCCTCCGCTAATCCATAATACAGAGCAACTATCTTTTCCTGAGTGAGCATACGGGCTATGTCATCTACATCTACATGAACTCCGCTAATATTTTCTAGTGAGTGTTCTGTACCATGAATGAAGTTGTTATTTAGTGCGTGTATCTGAGAGTCCTTTGTGTGCCTTCTATAAGAAAGCAACGCGCCGCCGATGGAGGCTCCGCTGTCGTCAGACATGGGATCGAAATAAAATTTTACATCTGGGAATTTAGTGGTCAGTTTGTAGTTATTTACTACATTAAGACCATATCCCCCTCCCAGACATATATTCTTTATTCCCGTTTTTTCCACCGCCTTTGACACCAGTATTTCCAGAGCCTTCTCAGTCTCTCGCTGGACATGTAGTGCATAGTTTGCATACATCTGATAATTATCTTTGTTTAAATTTCGATTCTTGTTTATATGGTCTCTGTGAAATGTTATCTCGAAAAATGCGTCTATGTCCTCATCTATTTCTACATCAACAAATTTTGAAGAATCTACCGTAGCCTTTCCAGGCAATAATAAATCCTCGTAGTGTTTATCCTTGTCCCCATATGAAGACAGCCCCATAGTCTTACCATTTTCTAAGAATGACTGATTAATTAGATGAGTTGCTGTGCAATATAGATGGGTTATACCAAGATTGCTGGAAACTTCTATTTCGCAATCTGGCAGTCTTTTCTTTTCGCGCTCAATGTCCTGTTCATCAAACCTAAAAGTTTTTTCATAACCCTTGTATACTTCTATAAATTTATCAGGATATGATGCTGCAAATATAGTTTCTGTCTCTACTATGGTGCCAAAGTTCGAACCTCTACCGTCTACCACTATGACAGCGGCCTCAGTAAATCCACTATTGTAGAAGGAAGAAGCAGCGTGCTGAAAATGGTGCGACCTTGATAGGTCATCTACATTACCCACATCTGCGTGCTTAGAGATGTGGCTCATCCATTCTAGATAGGCATCAGAAAAGTCTCTGTCGGTGTTCTTCAAGACCCATCGGTGGGATGGTGGGCAGTACGCTAGATGATCTACATAATCTATGTCATCTAGACAATTAGAAATAGAAATTAGTGGGCTTACACTCCTCTTCTTTCTATTTAGCCTCTCTTCTTTGAAATACTTAATCACCTTCCCCCCATGAACTAATGCTGCGCTAGAATCGTGAGAGGGGCATATGCCCAGGAAAATCATATCTTAAACCTGTTATTTGATATGGTTGGAATCAGACCGTTGATTAGGTTTTCCTCAAAGTGTCTATCGTTAAAGAATATCTCGCGTATCTTCTGTCGGATGCCTGAGCGCATCTCATCGTTCTCATCTATTCCATTCATAAAATAACTAATGTTTAGTTTAGAATTGATTAGAAAATCTTCTAAAGAATTTTGGTCGGGTGATCCCCAGTACCCCTTGTATTTACCAGACATTGTTTCGTAAATTAAAATAGCATCTTCTTCTAGTAGGCTAACCTCCCTATCGTTATTCCACTTCCTATTTTCAGCGACCCGATTCTTTTGCAGATGAAACATCGGAACGTAGTCACTACAGAATATTTTATAGCCGCGTGTACATATCCTCATCGCTAATACTGGCTCTTCTGCCAAATAGAAAATTCTGGGATCGAATGATATGTCACGGAATAAATCTGATCTTGCAAATATGTAGTGGCAAGTTAGGGCGTACTGCCTGTGGTACTTCTTACCCCTAGGCATCGCCTCACCCTGCACATGAATCCCCTCAAAGTAGAGTGTGGAAGGAGCATCAAATCTTCTTTCTGGGTGTGGCAGCAACTTACCGTTTTTTATTATGGCAGAGGGTAGGTGCTGAGACAGTAGCACTTGATTGCCGTGCTTTGACTCTAATTCTTTAATCCTGCTCACTAGATTGGCGTCCCAATCTTTGTTGAATACCATGTGAGCATCTATAACTAGAACATAGTCCTCGTCCTCTAGCATAGCCGCGCTTTCGTTTCTTGCTATACCGACTCCTCGCGGCCTGGGGGAGTACACTCTTTGTATCTTAAGATTAGTAAACTTATCTAGATCCGAAAATTTATTATCCGATCTTTGTTCTACTACGCTAAAGAATATTCTTTCAGGGTTGGAAGCCTTCTCCAAACAACTCTCTAGTGTCTGGGCAAGGTGGTTTTCGTCATACGCTGCTACAGAAACAAGAATTTTTTCCATATTTTATATTATACCTGACCAAACTTTATTGTGCCCCCGGCAGGATTCGAACCTGCGACTTACTGATTAGAAGTCAGTCACTCTATCCTCTGAGTTACGGGGGCGCTGTTAAAATAATGGTACCGTTAATTCTTCCCCATGTCCACGCTTTTTTCCTCCTATCAGAGACATGACCCTAAAAAACTCTTCTCTACCCCTAAGAAGTTCTACATGATCTAACTCAACTAGGTCTTTTGCGCTGGTCCTAATAACAAATTGCGAGTAGTCTTCAGTCTTATCAATTTCATTTTTTCTTATTGTCCGTGGTACTGGAGCAATCCCAGCAGCATCTAATGCATAAACAAGTCTCATGGCCTCATCAGATAAACTAGCGTCTGCATACGGATAGCATCCGAATCTTTCTATGGTATGAAGAAAAGATATCCCAAACAGGTGGGGGACGTACTCACGGTAGTTTGTGTTACTTAATACATTCCGGTACACAGGCGGTTTACGATACAGGTTAAATAAAATAAGGTTCCCATTAGTTACTGAAACTCCGTTAGATACTTCCCACTCGTTTCGATACAGTGGAGACTTGAATAGCCTATCCCAACCACTATCATTATCTATGTAATCTGTTGAATACTGATAATTATAAGTAGGATTATATATTACCGCTTGGCACCCTGGCCCATGTAGCATACCATCTCCTGCAAGTTCGGGCTCCCAGATAAAGAATTCTACCCTATCGGTAAATATTCTTTTATGCAATTTAATTTTTTTTTCCATAGGAGCGAGTGACCAGAATCGAACTGGCGATAACTGCTTGGAAGGCAGATGTGTTACCTCTACACCACACTCGCGGGTCGGCTAAAAATTAGCCGATGGGCACAGCGCTGAGTCTGCTGCACCAATAATGTATCCGACAGCCTCAGATTCAACATCTGAAGTCATACCCTGTCCGACCATTTGCCTAGCCATATATTCAATAATATCTTGAGTGGTAAAGCCAGCAGCGAGGGCTTCGCATACTGATTTTCCCATTTCAATTAATTGTTGATCTGTAGCAGAGTCAAGAATTGGATTATTCATTGATTTAATGCCAAGTAAATACAGTTCTTCGTTTGATAGATTTGAAGCACCGTCATCTGTATTAAGTGGCTCAGGTTCTGGTGCATTCTGGGTAATCGTAACAGTTGGAGCAGGGGAAACCTGAGAAGAACATCCAACTAAGGCAACTCCCACAACTGCTACGGCAATAATAATTTTATTCATAATCAATCCTTCTCCAGCAATTCAATAGCCTCTTTAATTGCCTGATTCCATCCTGCAATAAAAGAACTAATCTCAGTAGAAGATGCTGAATTTTTCATCTTCTTTGCCTTAAGTTTTTCAATTACCTTATCGCGTGTCAATTGTATCCCTTTTCAATAAATGCTCCGTCCCACACGGAGTCTGACTTATTTTCAGAAGCATACAGCGCACGCTGTTGCGCTACTGCTTCTGCGCGAGTTGCATGACAACCCTCAACTTCATTTGTACCTTCTTTGACTACTGCATATCCATTGCAATCGCCAAAGTTTCTTTGTACTTTCCAAGGCATAATATCCTCCCGCTCCCCGATCTAGATTCGAACTAAAACTAAATGATCCAAAGTCATTTGTGCTACCATTACACCATCAGGGACTAACTATTTACCTTCTAATAGTACCAGAAATACTGGTTTTCGGTCAACTATTCCTATAGAACATGCCCAGCACCATTCTGGCGGGGTATGCCTACATTGATTCGCCTTCCGCTTTGCCCAATGGGGCCAGTCTTCTGGACCAGCCTGCGCTCCACAATAGGGGCAATGTTCACTCTCTAGCAGCAGCCTTCCATCATAACAATCGGTACAGATATTTTCTAGTATCTCCTGTCGCCGCTGCCTTCTATCTTGATAATTAACTCTTTTAGGGCGTGGAGGAATCGTTCCATCTTCATTTGGTATCCTATCGCTTTTCCATGCGTTACATTTCTTATGTGCAAGTCTTAAATTAGAAATATCTTCTGTTCCACCAGCAGCACGCGGAATCCAATGATCTAGTGTAACTTCAGAGTTAGCCTTAAACAGTTTATGGCAGATAGCACAGGAGAATCCGTCCCTCTCTCTGACGAGCCCGATCTTTTCTTTCTTACTAAGCAGAGGACTCTGACTTGGCATTGATAAATTCTCTCTCATCTACTACGTCATATGCGTCACGGATAAGTCCAAGTTCGTACTTATCAAAATGGTGTCCGCAGAAGTATAGTTCTCCGGTGGTAAATTTAGCAACTACCCATGCTTGGGCAGGGCATCCTGGTGCGTCACATCGGTCGTTCTTAGAAATAAGTCTTTTAATTTCTTGCTGAACTTCAGTTTCCATGGAGTCCTCCATACACTAATTATATCAGTTTGTTTTAAAATGATCGCTAATCTGTTTAACTTGTGTATTTATCTTGTCTAACTTAGTCCTAAGCGTTCTATTTGATTTATCTAATTCTATATTAACCTGTAGAAGTTTGTCATTCTTTCTAGTCAACTCAAATATTTCTTTTTCTAGTGATCTTACGTTATCCATACACCTAGACAATGTATTTTCATCGTCCCTTCGAACTTGCCTAGATCTGTATATAACATACAGGCTATAAATATTGCATAAGAATAGCACAGCAAGAGCGACAAGTAAAATGTTTTGCATGTCGGGATGAGAGGATTTGAACCTCCGGCCCCTTGCTCCCAAAGCAAGTGCGCTACCAAACTGCGCCACATCCCGGCGACTACAGGTAGCCGCGAGTCCTTCTGCTGCACAAAAGACGCTGAAAACACGACTTCAACGCTATAACTCCACAGACTCTTTCGCGTTAACACGGGATATTTGTATGTAACTACACCATCCTAAGGTCTGCTACCTGTAGCCGTGCGGTAGGCGGGATTTGAACCCGCGCATCACCTGTTTATAAGACAGGGGCCTTCACCAGACTTGGCCACTACCGCGTATGAACTAATAATATTAAATTATCTCCATCGCGTCAAGCGTTTGTTGGAGGTCTGGGGGGATAATAAGTTCTTTGTTATTCGCCTTACCCATTCTACGTTTTATTTCTTCTTCTGAGTCTTGCTCAAGCATCTCGTACGAGTAGATTTCGATCTCTTGTACCGCATCTCTTCTAGACTTAGCAATAGCATTATAGATCGCGCCACATACGGCATCAGCCAAGTCCTTACTGCCCTTTCTAGGGTGGTCAACTTTATCTCCTCTAATTCTTAATTGCAAAAGTTCATCAATTAAAAGTTTCAGATCTGGTCCGTGTACCCGCTCTTCTGTTACGAGTAGCGCCATATCTTCATAGTGTTTTTTAGCAACTGATAATAGTTCCGTATTAATACCATAATGCTTTAATTGCTGCATCATGTCATGAGAATTCCATCGGTCGAATGTAACGAGGCTGAGATTAAAACCACGCTCTCTTAGTTCGATTATATAATCCTTAACTACTGATAAGTCAACGCTAGTAGTAGAAGTTGGCTGCCAGTACCTTACTGCATCTACAATAACCTTTGGCGCAGCCTCTGTCATAGTCCCTGCAATTTTCATTTGCACCCAGCCGTCTACATGCGCTAGTGCTACGGCACAATTGTCATGCTTCTGGGCCAAGTCAACATGCACAAAATACTGCTTGGACTCATCTGGCTTAAACCATTCAGCAAATCTTCCATCACTATTTACCGATACCTTGGGATCAGAGAAAGCCTTTTCTATCTTCTCGCGTGACTTGAAAAAGGCGTCTGTGGCCTCTGGGGGCATACAGGCAAATCGCATCAGAGAATCTAGTGGATCGTCATAGAAAGCAATTGTGAAGTCCTCTATCTTTCTTGTGGGGTTAAATTCCCAGGTAGGACGTTTTAGTGCAAAGATGTGGGGTAGGGCGTAGGAGATGATATGATCCTCTTCCCACTCTACGATGAATTCATTACCGTCGTGACCATCAGGTAGATCAGGGTCAATCTTAAACCTGTGACTCTTAACAACGGTTTCTTTCTCAGCAATCGCATCGCTATATTTTTGCTGGATAAAGTCGTTCTTAAATCGTGGGAAGGAAAGCATAATTACTTTCCCAAAGTCTGGGAAGCGAGAGTTTACAGACGCTCTATACATCTTGTAAATGGCAGAGGAAGTCTTTGGACTCTGCCTACCCGTTGTATTCTCCATCTCAAAGCCGGAAATCTCATCAAGGATAGCAAGCATAACGTTGTATCCTTCCCAGGATTCTGATTCAGAGTGTCCTGAGTGAACGGTTATTTCTTTATCAAATTCAATACTATTGGCTTTGGGAATGTACCTACCCTGGAACCAGGGAGATTTTTCAATGATACGCTTGAATCCTTTAAAGAAGACTCTATTAGCCTGAACAGCGTTGATAGCGATATTGATAATGTCAATGCTATCCCCTGGCGGCTTCCCATAGTATTTCGCAGGATCATTTAGGCACAGAAGCAAATGGACGACATACGCGCATCCAATAGTGGAGATAAAGTCCTTACCACCACCCTTGCCAATCTGCAAGATTACTTCCTTGCAAGTCTGATTCCATCTACCTCCTGCTTCTTTTGTCCCTATCCATTTCTCTAGCGTTTCTTTTTTATAAATCTGTGTCATGGCACGGATTGCCTGATACTGATATTCTGATAGGGGTGGTAGGTCAAGATAGTTCTTGTCGGTAACAAATGTTTCTACGGACGCGGGAACCTCCTCAAAGGTGTCGCCATCCAAGGCGTCCATGAAATCACTAAAATCAATCAATTGGTTCTACCCTACCAGTAACCTCTGCAAGCCTCTTTGTTACTTCAACTCTACAATGATCACATTCAGAAGTTACTTCCTTTAGAATACTAACAAGGATCTCCTGCTTACGCTCTGTCTCTAGTAGTTGCGCGGAGACCTCGTTATTCTCTAGAAGTCCCGCCTTCTGCAACATATCGATTCTTTTTTGCTCAACGTCTGCAATCATCTTCAAGGCGCTCGCCTTTGTGTTGTATTGCTGATTGGCATCTGCCTGGTCTACAGTCTCCCACGCACGCTGGATGATCATAGAGTAGTGTTGATCGGCTCCTGCTAATGCCTCCTTAGCACGCTCACGAATGCGGCTATCTCCAGAAACTAACTCACGCCAGGTATCAATATGCTCTAGAACCTGAGAGCGCTTAATGCCCAGGAATTTAGCAATATCGGTAGGGTTCTTTCCCTTCAATAATTCCTCTACAACCAGATTCATCTGATCAAAGGAACTGGTTAACTCAATCTCTGACAAGTTGCTTCTTCCTTCTACTCTTCTTTGCCCGTACTACAGTTTTAAGACGGTCTACATAAAATGATCTATACTCTCCAGTAGCGCTATCCCGACAATCAATCCAGGTAACATCTAACTTTTCATTATGAGCCATATGTATAAAGGTATATACCGACCTAATATTTTTAAACTTTATCTGGTCACCTGGCTTGATTACATCCTTCATAAATGGCAGTTCGTAATATACTGTGATATCTGGATTCATGCTGTAAGG